CATCAGACATAAAACCAAATGGTGCCATATCCTGTTCAATTTGGTATTTTTGGTCTTCATATATTCTTTTACGAACATCATTATCCGTCATCTCCTTGAAATAATCCTGAACGACTAACCAAGCAAAAATAACAAGACACATCGCAAGGTCATCATTACATCCTTCTTCTGCTTCAAATGATTGACTTTTTTGAATAAAAGTTGTTAGTTCACTAATAATATCATAATCTTTGATTAGTAACTTATCGTCTTCGATAATTGTTTTTAAATTAGAACATCCAATTTTTTTGACTGTTTTAGACATTTTAATTCCAAGTTGAGTTTTCTTTCCAGAAAATCCCTGACCGACCATTTGGCCTGCTCTTCCTCTCATCGAACACATCAAAATATTATCATATTCTAAATCATAATGAAGAATACTTGATACTTGTTCTCCAATATCATTTACTTCGGCAAGAACAAATGCTTTATTGTATGCTTTTGCTACATCATGAATGATATTTGGAAAAAGCATCGGTTTGATTTCATTATTTCGATATTTTGCGACTACCTTATATGGGAATTGACTAATATCAAATACAATAAATGCAGAGTAATCATTACTCATTCCGCGAGAAACATCAACAGTCATTAGGTAAGTATTATTTTCTAATGGATCTTCATATACATCCAACCCTTTGCTTCTATTGAGTGGATCATCATAAACCATCATTCTGAGTTTTGATGGAGTGATTAAAGTATCAACAGACCCCAAGAATTCGCACTCAAACTCCTGTGTAAACTGTCGTTCAGAAGTATTCGCAATAGTTTGTCGTTTCCACTCTGCGTCTCTTCCAGGCACCGCAGACCAATGGACTTCTAGTGGAATATAACCATTCTTTCCTCTCTCTGCGTCATGCCAGAGTTTATAAAACATATTCATCCCATTAGGAGTTGAGATGATAATAACTTTTGTACTTTGACCGGAAGAAATAGTAGGATACACAGAAGAAAAGAACTGTTCTGCGATGTGATTTGGAATGAACGCAAATTCGTCCAAGAAAATAATATTAAAAGAGTTTCCTCGGACAGCAGATGATGATGTAGATGCTGCTACGATTTTTGAACCATTTTCAAGTTCTAAAGAACCTTTGTTCCAAGAACCAACACCTTGCTGCAACCACTTTGGTAAATTTTCATAAGACAGTTGCAATCTACCTAAAAGTTCTCTTGCGGTTTCTGCTTTATTTGCTAGAATTGCGATTCTTATATTATCATTGAAAAGAGCATAGTGAAGAAGATAAGATACAACAGTTGTTGATTTTCCTGTCTGTCTAGGAAGTTTTGCAATATTAAATCTATTCTCGTGAAAGTTTGTAATCAATTCTTCTTGAAAATCATACATTTCAAAAGGCATTAAACCGTGGTCCAAAGAAACAATCTTTACATAATTTTTTGCAAAATAAATTGGATCATTTTTGCATTTTAAATATTCTTGAATTTGGTCTGTTGTAAATTCAATATTGACGTTTTCCGCTTTTAAATTTGGATTGCCTTTATAATGTTTATCGATCATAAATTAATAGACATACTTGCAATTGTTTCTTGTTGTTTGAAATAAAGTTTCACATGAGATTTTGATATATTCTTCAAAAGTTCTATATCTTCGCAAGAATCAATTTCTCTAGAAATTTTTTCATACTCAAAAATCTTAGAAAGATTATCTAATTTAATATCATTTGGATCCATTTTCATTTCCTGTGAATAGTAAAGGTTTTGTTGGGTCTTTTGATGCTGGATTGTATGATAATACAATCGCACCAGGATATATCTTTCTTACTTCAAAAGTGACCTGATCTTTTGGAGGTCTAGCAAATTGCGGGAAAAACATTTGAGCTGAAATATATTTTCCTCTCCAATTTAACAGAATACTATAAGTAGATCCACGAGACTGTATTCGTGTATATATTTCTTGAATATTTTTTAAATTTTTCATCTTTTTATAATTATATTTTTCTTTCATATGGGATGAAAAAATATTATGAATTATTTCCTTTGTATGATCGTGTGGTTCTACAGCAAAAGAATATGCTCTCCAAAATTCAGGTCCATGTTTACATACGTGCATATGTTCCATTTTTTTACATTTTGGGCAATACCTTTCTTCTCCTCCATAAATGGGAGTGTTACAGTCATAGTCAAGAGCACCAGTACTTTCTGATTTTGTTCCCCAACTATCGGCACCAACTTTGCGGCATTTGACAAGTGCTCCAGAAGCATATGCACTTGGCCAAACTTTATATCTTGATTTTACTTTTTTATAGCAAGCATCTTTTTCACCAGCAGATTCTTGAGTTACCATTTTTGCTTCACCTGTTCTATTTGGATTTGGGTCTTCTTTACGTTTTTTAGCAGCTCTCTTATTTCTTTCATCTTCATCCATTGCGGCACGATCATCAGGATCTCTACAATAAGGTTTTGTTGTTTGACCTGGTTGTTTTGCACAAGGTTTTCCATCATACTTTCCACCAGTTTGGACCCATCCACCATCATCAAACCACTTATCTAACCTGCCTTTATAATCCCTTGCTTTAATTCCATCAGTTGCTTCTTTCACATCTTTGAACTTTTTGTGCTCCTTCTTCGCAGATGCTTCCATTTTTTTAAGTCTTGTATAGTAGTCTGGAAACTCGTCCAGATGTTGAAGAGCAATGTCCATAGCAAGTTTATGATTCTTAGTGTGCTCATGTTCAATGGGAATTCCCATATCAAGTTGCTTTTGAATATCAGAGACCTCCATACGGTGCTTCTTCGCAATTGCCTCAACTGTTTTGTGTGGTTTTACTTTAGGGCACTTTGCACTTCCGTGAGAGGGGCAGTCCATTCCTTTTGGACTACTATTGCAATGTGATTCTAAAATAAATTCCTGAAAAGTTTTCATTAGAAATTTTTTAACTATTTAGAATCCATTAGACCTTTCTTCAATAATTTCTGAAGGTCTGCTGTGGAACCAATAAAAACAGAATTATTAACGGTAGAAGGACCTCTATTGTCTTCTTCTTTAAGTTTCTTCATTTTGTGTTGTAAATCAATTAACTTATCAGTTACATCACCAACATTTTTAATTAATTGACCTGCTACTTCATATGCTCTTGGACTATCACTTTGTTGTGCTAAATCCATAATACTATCAATTGCTTCTTGTCCTTTTTCAATTAATGAATACAAATTTCCTCTTGTGTATTCATAATCTTTATCACTCTCTTCTCCAGAAGTCGGTCTTGCTATTGCTTCTTTTGATTTTTTTACAATCTCTTTTGATACAGAAGTTGCTTCTATCTCTAATGCTTCATCTATATTTTCGAATTTACTTTTCATAATGATACATCAATCCCCTTTGTTGTACTATAAACTTTACCATCACCAAAATCAAAACGAGATTCACTAAATCCAAAATCATCATCCATCTCAACCAATTCATTATCTGCTGTTGTAATCACATCAATAGAATCACCTTCATTGTGAGATTCAATTGATGTGCCATCTTGTCCTCTCAATACAGTTAGAATATTCCCAGAAATATCTTTGATGTACATTTCCTCATTACCAATCATAATATAAGAATCATTAACCAATGAGACAGCACTTGAAACATTAAATACAGTTACTTTATCATCAATGTTCTCAGCAAGTGTTGTGGTGTTGTCGTTATTGTAATCCTTAATTGCTCTTGGGGTAGCAGTATATCTTAATTGTCTTGATGCATTCTTAGTATTTGTATCTGTATAATAATCAACTTGGACTTTTTTGATTATTCCATCTGTACTGTCTGGAATTGGACCAAACAGATATGCTTTTGCTGTAAAGTTTAAAGTATATACCAATGCTCTTCTTTCTGTATAATTACCTTCATAATTATCTTCCATATTAACTCCCCCTTCTAGAATTATTGGAATATCTTTCTTCTCACCTATTGATGAAATCAAATTGATTGTTAATGAAAAACTTGGTTGAAATGCTGGAAGAATTTGTTCTACAATTTGAAGCATATCATCATTCAACTTAGTCATAATACTAAGTTGAAATCCAATATTATAAGGAACAGGCATAAAAACTTTAACTTGCTCTGTTCTATCAGTAGTTTTTATTGCCTTGAATGTTTGCATAGCAGAAACTTTTCTGCTGCTATCATATTTCAAACTTGTCATCTCAAAAGACATTCGAGGAAGAGTCATCGCAACTCTTTTTTTCAAATCTGGTTTTTGTTCTACTCTTGCTAAAAACTTTTGAATTGGACCATAAGCAATCGGAACTTTTATAAAACTATAATCAGTACCATCCTGCTCCTCATGCTTGATGTACACTTCATTAAAAAGTGTACCAAAAGCAATAATGGTTTTTCTGATTATTTCATTGTAACTATAAGTTCCTAACATAACAATAGAGTTTATTAATTATTTAGTAATTACCAAACGGGTTCTTCTGTGAAAAGTCAAGAATACCATCTGCTTCATCTTCAATTACAATATTTTCAGCATAAGGGTCATATTCCTCAAATGTATTGATTGAATATACTTTATGTGTTGCTGCCGCACCAACTATCAGTTCACCATTAGCAAAGTTTCCACCAACTATTGAAACTTTAAGTACTCTAGTATCCGCATCCCAATCTTTTACATATCCAGTAGTTCCAGTAGAAACACCTCTAACTGATTCATTAAACTCAAAATTACCAGTAGATATTCCAATAGGACTTGTAAGTGTAATTGTTGGGTTAACAGTATATCCAGCACCAGCATTAGTGTAACGAATTGCTGTTACAATTCCAGTAACTGTTAAGACTGCTTCTGCTGCTGCATTGACTCCACCAGAAGGAGCAGTAGATATAGAAACAACGGGAGCAGATGAATATTGACTTCCACCAGAAGTAATAGACACAATACCCAAAGTTCTAGAAGCAAGAACAGCAGTAGCAATTCCACCAGAACCAGATTGACCTACAATTACAACTGATGGGACTTGAGTATAACCAACACCAGGATTGACTACAAGAATTCTATCAATCGAATCTCCTGTTCTTCCTGTTTTACTAGTCATAATAGCAACTGCAGTAGCATCTGTTCCACCTACTGGTGCTTTTGTGATTTGAATAGTTGGTATAGATAGATAACCAGTTCCATCGTTAATCAAATCAATATACTGAACTGATTTGTTTAAAGTGGAAGCAATAGAAACTGTAGCAGTTGCTGTGGTTGCAGTATCACCAACCATAGTAATGGTTTGAATATAACCAAAATCTTGAACTGACCTATCAACTTCATCGATTCCAGTATAAATGAGTTCATCTTCGTATCTGAAGATTTCACATCTCAGTTCATAAACATAAAGATTGTTTAACTGGTAGAATGGAACTTTACCTTCAACATATTTGATTTCAAAAAGACCATTATCGATGGGAAGATAAATTAAATCCCCTTCCTGTGGTCTTGTGGCAACTTTAATGTCTGGGTCATCTAACAAAAATGGAGATATAAAATCTTCATATCTTTCTTTTGAAATGATAAGAGTTAGTTCATCACTTGTCTTTACTCCAAATTTTGATAAGATATCTCCTTGTCCTCCAAATCCATTAAAATTTGAAATGTATGCTTCAATTCTAAAACTATCATCAAATTTTGATACTAAAACTTCTTTAATAATAGTTTTTTCATTAATCAACTGTCTGGGCATATAAACGACATCTTGCCCATACATTTTCAATTGTTCATTAATTAAATCCTGAACAAGTTTTTGTTCACTGGAAGAACCTCCCAGAAAGTAGGGATTTAGAGGTGCCATTATCCTATCATATCCATTGGGGGTAACTCGTATGTTGTCTTAAGTTCTGTTTCAAGTTCTTCAATTTCTCTAATCGCATCATTTAATATTCTTTCACCATTCATTGTAATTCCACCAGGAAGTTGAACACCATTGAATTTAATTAAATTCTGTCCCCATTGTTTTTTAATAATTGCAGTTAAATATTTTTTCAACCACCAGTCATTATATACAGCGGAAAAGTCTGATGGGTCTACAATTCGAATGCAGTCAACAATAATATAACTATTTTCATTTACCATTGCCCAATCTATATCCAAATATAGTCTGTGTTGCTTTTTGTTAAATCTCAATTGAACATCTGGAGTTATAATTCTACTAATATCTTCCAAATGTGTCTTCACCATTGCATAATTTAACAAATCAAGAGCACCATAATAATACAAATCATTCAAAAATATTTGATATTTAATATTAAACAAACCAGATGATATAGTATTTGCATCTGATTTGAATACGTTATTTACTCCAATAATTGTATCTGGAAGTTGAATAAAATTAGTTGCCTCCTGATAAGTGACTGTTGTAATTCCAATAGAAGAATTTGCAGTTGAACTTGTAATGCCCGTCCTTACTATAGTTTTTTCATCGGGAAGAAGTTTGTGTTTTAAATATACTCTTGCCGCACCATCATAATGCCTGTCATTAAAATATTGAATAGCATCATCTACCAAATCATCAATTTGGTCGTCATCGACGTTAATTTCTAAAACAGGATATCCAAGTTTTCGCAAACAGTAATCAATTAATCCCTGACGACTTGATGGTTGAGACATTATTTAATTGAAGACTTTAATTATTTAGTAAATGATATGATGTAATGCATTGCAATAATATTTTTTTATCTTTTATTTTATATTGTTGTAATTCCTGCAGTAACTAATGCATTTCCCTCAAAAACTCTTGTTTTTGTCGATCCACTATTTATTAATACATCATAACAATATCTTCCGGGTTTTAATGCTGCAGTTTCTGTTGATCCCAATGATAATCTAATTGATCCATTTGTTAAATTTGGAAAAGAAACTGCAAAAGTTGCTGATGTCTTTAAAGATGCTGATGATTTTTTTAACTTTGCGTATCCAGTATACCCAGTTAAATTCAATGGATTTTTTGATGTAGAATCAAGTCTTACTTTTATATTGTTATTAATATTTTCAAGATAAAATGTTTGCTGAAAATCAGCACCCCCTGGAATTGTTATATTAGATACATATATTGCCATTATGATAACTAGATAAAATCTTTCCTAATATATTTAGGATTTGTTTTCTAAGAGTTTTGCGAGTAACGATTTTATTTCAGTCAATTCGGTTTTTAAATTTTCAATCTCACCTTTTTCATCTAATGTTGAGTTTTTAACTCTCAAATATTCTTGATATTCATAATCATTACAATTTACGATTGCATTTGATTTTTCGTCACGATACAATCCTTTGTGTCCTTCTACTGGTATCATATTGATGCAATTGCTCTTAGATCTCTAATAAGTGGAACATATGATTGATTTGTTCCAGTCATAATGATTTTGATTTGGAATCCATTAAATGGAGTTATGTTTTTACCAGTAAATTCATAATTACCAAAATCATTTAAAGTATTTGATGCTTGAACAAATCTATCAGATCTTCCATTATTTTTTGAAGAATTGATTACATTTCCATTTTCATCAAGATTATCATATCCTGGGAAGAATTCATATAACTGTTGTGAATCTGGAGTATCGTTCCTAAGTAATCTATACATAACTCTAATATCATTTGTTGAATGCCTATAAGCATCAAAGAGAACTTTTAAACTATCTGCTGATTTTTGTAATTTTACAAGTTTTGAAACATAAATTGCTGCGTTTGGATCACCAATTAATTGATTGATTCTTGGTTCTAAAACAAAATCAGAAATAGGATTGTCAATTCTATTCATTGTTGTGATAATATTTACTCTATGTAAATCAATCATTGGGGATACTTTTCTATCACCTGTTGATAATAGGAGTTCCATAGTGAATGATCTATTTCCTGGTAAAGTAGTTAAATTTGAAAGTTCATTTACTTTAGAATAAATCGCAGAAGTTTCACTTAACTGATTAGTAGAATTTAAAGATATATCTTCAAATCCTCTATCTGCGAATGAAATTTCATTTCCATTTACACTTGTTCCAGTTGTTGTTCTAATTCTTGCATCAATTGATGTTGTTTCTGGTAATAATGTTTGTATATTTGGTCTAATGCTATTGAATGTAATATTTTGTGTTGCCTTTGGTCCATTGAAAGATCCAACAGTTGGTGTTGATGAATATGTACCACCAGATTTGGATTGTTTGAAGAACAATTCTGAATATGAATTAATATTTCCAGTGCTTCTATCTGCTCCAGAATTTGCTTGATCTATCTTTATGTGATAGGAATCAAGTTCAATTGGATATTTTACTAAATCAACATCTGTAAATTTGTGAGTTTTGTTGATTCTTCTGAGTGAAACTCCATTAAATTCATATTTGAATACAGATGCGTTTGTCAAATGTAATGTTGCAACTGTATTATCAATTCCTCTTCCACCACTGATGCCAGTTAAAGTATTCCCACTGATTCCTGTATATTTGATAATTTCATTGTCGATAATAATATAACCTGGATTATTTGAACTAACAGCAATATTTTCAAAGGTTGCTAAAGTACCAATTGAATTCAATGTAATATCACTAGTAGATGTTGAAGAATAATCAGCAGTCAATTTGACTGGGGCAATATCAGATTCAATTCCACTCAAAGTAACTTGGTTGATTGGTGAATACATTCCGTGATTTTGATGATTGACTTTGAAGTGCAATCCATCAGTAATATTATTGGTACTAGTTACTGTTGCTACTGATATTTCTGTTCCATTATTGATGATTGTATAACCAGATGTTGTATTTACTTTTCCTTGAATATTATCAACAATAATAGAATTGACTGCTGAAATAATTCCAACACTATTTGGAATAGTTAAAATAAGATTTTTACCAAGATTGCTTGTATCCGTAGAACTTACAGTTAATGTGTCTCCAGCAGCATATCCAGTTCCACCATCAGTGATAGTCGCAGTAAGTGCTATACCAGAAGAAACAGAAAGATTGACCTTTGCATTTTTCCCAAATCCTGTTAATGATATCAAATTTATATTCGAATATGTCGTTAGGGCACTTGTAAATCCAGAACCAACATTTGTTAATGTTAAAGTTGAACCAATTCCAACTGCACCAACCTTAGATACGAGATTTGAAATAAAATTAGTATTAGAGGTTTGACTAATTGTATTTCCAACGGATAATAAATTTTGATTTGCAATAGATA